TAACGTTAGCTCCTGTACCCTGAGAAAATATAGCCGATTGACCCGAATTGTTGTAAACCATGTAGGTTTTCTGAGCATCGTTAGGTGCAATCGTAATAGTATTTGTTCCAGAAGGTGATCCACTTAGAACTAAAACCTTATACATACCGTCTGACAAAGTACCGTCTGTAGTTGTTAGAGTGTGCGTCGTACCAGAAAGAGTTATGGTACCGACCCCCGTAAGAACTCGGTCTACAATTTGTAAGTTAAGATTGGTTGTGTCACCCCACGCGCCCGACTGCTCACCCGTTGCGATAAGCTCTATGCCGTTTGCTGTTGTATATGTACTTGGCATGTTTTTCTCCTACGCCGCTATTTCCGTCCATCCCGGTGATTGAGAGGGTTCTACTTCGTCCCATCCCGGGGTTTGTGACGGTGCGATACCATTCCAGTTCGAGTTTTGATTTGGATCAACTTGGCTCCAAACAAAAACTTCGCCTAGCTCGGCTGTAGCAGATACCCCCGTCACAGAGGTATTCGCTTCGGCAATTACTGTTACAGTACCAACATTTCCGGTACTTTCCAACCCTGTTACTGGAACAATGACTCGAATGCCGACTTCGACGTCACCTTCTATGCCTGTCGCGGCAACTCCAGTAGGCTGTACAAGGGCGTTTGAACTAACGGATACAGTGCCTAATGCACTTGTTGCAGAAAGCCCTGTTGGTAAAACCAGAGCGTCCGCTTCAACAGTAACCGTTCCTATTGATCCTGTAGCAGATATACCCGTGGCAGGTACGACTGCTTCCGCTACAATTTCTACAGTGCCTGTCGATCCGGTTGACGTAACGCCCGTAACATCAACATCGGCGTTAGCCGAGACCACCACCGAACCAACAGAGGTGGTTCCTTCTAATCCTGTAAGGGGAACATTAGCATCTGCTACAACAGTAGTTGAGCCAATTTGTCCCGTGCCTGCAACAGTTGTCGGTAAAACAACCGCGTCAGCCGTTACTGCAACAGACCCTACTGATCCTGTAGCAGTTTCACCCGTGACAGCAACATTAGCCTCTGCCACAACAACGACAGAGCCAACTCCACCTGTCGCCGCAATTCCCGTTACAGGTATATTGGCTTCAGCCGAAACAACAACGGAGCCGACCGCACCAGTAGCGGCCTCCCCCGTAACAACAACCGGGATAGCTGAGTCCCAAGGACCTTGAGACCATGTACCTCTTCCCCATCCGGTTATTGCGACCATAAGGAGTTACCTCTTAGGCGATACGGATAATGGCGTTGCTCGCGTCCGCTGTTGGAAACTGTATAGTAAAGTCGCCGTTAGTGGATGTTTTGTCAGCACCAAAGTCCAATATTGCAACCGCATCAGTTGTTCCTGATCCGCCGCCTGTTTGAGTATTGTAGATCATTGCGCCACGCGCTGTGATTGTCGATGAAGAGAAAGTCAAATCATTGAAATCAGTAAGCGCCGTTGTACCCGAGCTTGTCGGAGTAACGTTTGTTAACGCACCACCGCCAGCGGTATAACCCGTGCCAGATGCTTCGTTAGTGGTAGAATAATCTGTTGTTGCAGCACTAAGTGTTGCGCTACTTGTAAACAGAGCAAGCTTCATTGCATCTGCTCCGTTTGTAAAATCGTGCTTTCCTTCAAGTAATTCTTTCTTGAAAGACGTACACATTGCTTGTGTGATCGCCATTTTAAAGTCTCCTTATTGCGTCGGCCAGTTCAGGGTGCCCTGCGTCTCGTAGGGCATTATACACAGTTGTTCTGTCGCTACGAATAGCTTCTCGCATGTAAAACGCAACGACTTTCTCCATGTGTCTTTGAAACGCTTTGGCTTGATCACGTATAACGGGATGAGTTCCGTCAGACACGCTAATCAGCTTTTCAACACAGCGTTCCGCAACTTCGTCCGGAGAGAAACCCCTGTTTTCAGTGGTTTTTACCACTAAAACCGGGTCTTCCGGGATATTTATGTCTATTTTAAACATTATTGCTTCTCTCTTATTACTCTACCAACGCGATATTCTTGCGTGGTTTCTTTGGCTTCGCCTAACATTTTAAGCCCCATCAAGGATTCTTGAAAACGTTTGTCATAAACGGCCATAATGTCTTGTTCACCCTTCATAAATAAGTATGCTTCTATCAAACTACCGTATAATAGTGCTAATTCTCCGTTTGTACTGAGCCAAGTAGTGCCACTACCCGCACCGGCTGTTAAACTGGTCGGTCTATACAAATAATGAAGCTCTACCGTCAAATTAGACGGCGGTGTTGGGGCAACAATGAAGTTATCCACGTCAAACTGCGCGTAATACTGAGGAGACCCTGTTGTAGCCGCATTTGGGTTGTAACTTTGAACAAAACTAACATCTTTGAACTCCACAAAGACCTTATTACTGCTTCCGTCCGTAAAACTTAGAGAAAAAGGAGCTAAGAAGTCGCTGGGACAGTTTAGATACGGATTATTTGCAGTCAAATTTGCTGTTTGGTTTCTACGAAACAGGTCTAACTGTATATTTTTTAGTATTCGCTCTTCAGAAGCTCTGATAAATACAGGGAGATTGTTCACAAAAGTTGTTTCTGTATTCTCTGTATAATCCTGTATGGCTTGTTTAAGCTGATCGTATGTAAAACTCATGTGATTACCACCGTGACATAGCCGATTTGTCCAAAAGCAGACACTGGCCGGTTATTTGGTTGCAGTACAGTAGGCATACCCACTGTGACGACTGAAGGTTCTACACGATCAGGACGAGCGTTTTGTAGCGCCTCCGGGTCTACGACCTTTCTAAAAGGGCCTAATTGAGGATGTTTAGTTTCAAACTCATCTTTTCCAACAAGAAGTCCGTTCCATTCTTTACGCATATCTTTATATCGGTATCGAAATCCCGATCTGTCTGATATGGCGTATGAATTTTTACCGGATGCGAACTTAGACATTAACCCACCCTATAATATTCATATTTAGGAACAACGTTGAAAGAAGAACGATCTCGATCTTCCGTCGCCGCCCTGTCAAACTCTTCTTCATAAACCGCTTTTAACATTTGAACGCGGTTTGGCGCGCGTTTTAAAGCAATATAATAAGCAAGCCCCGCCGCTAAACAAGGGTAAAACCTAAAGGGCATATCCACAGTGTTTGTGTATACATCCGCATCATCCATGCGTGTTAAAGCGTCATAATAAACAACGTCTGTGCTATTATCAGGCACCGGCCATAGATTTAAAACGGGTGTGACTTGTCGATCTAAGAAGAACTGGTTTACACGCCCTTGAGTTGTTTTGTTTGGAATACTTAAAAACCCATCACGGCTCAAACGCTCCAGAGAGTAATCTGTCCCGTTGCGTCTTACCACAACAGAAAGCACGTCGATAACGTCTGCACCTAAGTTATAGTTTCCATCCGCCGCAACCATTGTTACAGTGCGTTGCTTTATAGTCCATTGATTAAGCCCACGGTTAGCCCAATCTGCAAGCAACAGATTGAGAGACCGCTTCGCAGTCTTGAGGTCGTAACCAGTGCGAACTTCAAGTCCACAACGCTCAAACGCCTCCTCGACGTACTCAGCAACGTCTAATTCAAAATCTTTGCTTCCAGATACTGCCATTTTACTTCTTCTTTACAGCGCCACCACGGCGCATCTTTTTAACCATGCCGCCACTTCGCATCTTTTTAACCATGCCTCCGCTACGCATTTTTTTAACCATGCCGCCTTTGCGCATTTTCTTTACTTTACGAGGTTTCATCGCCATTTTTTAATCTCCTGTAAAATTTTTTACGTTTTTCATAGATTTCCAGAGCATTATACTCAGGATCATAGATACCATAATAACCCTTTTTGTCCAACTTGTCTGCCGATTCCTGCAATTTAGACAATCTTTGAACAAATATCATTGCATAAGGCGTGTCCGTCTCTGCTTCAAACTCGGCCTCTTCCACAAATTCGTTTTGTTCATCATCTGGATGAAAGCCCATTAACCAGATGTCTTTGTCGATAAACGCCCCAGTAGAAATAAACTCGTTTAAGTCATCTAAATACTCGTGAAAAGCTTCGGGGTCTTTATCATTAGACAAGTCCGCTAATATAGCTAGTTCAAACTTATCGTCAAATTGAGATATACAAGAATACAGGCTTTGGTAGTTTTCTTCGTGTTTAAACAAAATAGCTACCTTATCTTCCGCCCACGCTTGTCGGGCATAAGGACAAGGAGGAACTCCGTTAAAGTGAGGGCTAGGTATTTCTAGCACCTCCTTAGACCAACGCCTGATTTCTTTTTGAATTTTATTTTCTAAGGATGCCATCATGATTGCGTTACCGACCCCTTTGTTCTTTTGCGTCTTTCACTCATAATTGCACCGCAACCACGAGCAACGGCTGTTCCGGGTACAGATTTTCCGTTAAATTTTCGTTTAGGCTTAGTTACTTCTCCACCAAACCTCATTTTTCTTACCGTCGCCGCCTTTGTATTGGAAACAACCTGCTTGCCTTTAGCACCTTCGCGTTTCTTTTTGCGAGCGGTCGAAGCCCGTTCAGATTTGCTAAGACTTTCTGCTTTAGATCGAGGTAAACACCGGTCTGGGTTCTTCTTGTTCTTAGACGTGCCACACTTGCCCGCAATATTGCCTTGGCTGTCAATTCTGACCCAATCTTGATTTACCCAGTCCTTCAGCTTTCCCATTATGACTTTTTACCCTTACTTTTTTTGGCGTAGTTAGGGTCTTTACAGTATTTAGAGGCCGCCATATTCGCATAAGCACTTGGATACGTGTCAAAAGTACGTTCCGCCCAAGCTTTTCCTTTGGGACAAATCTTACTCCCTTTACTTTTTGGAGAAGATTTCTTTGATTTACGCGAATAAGACATAGTTCTACCCCATTAACTTTCCTACAAAAGGTGCAATTAAAATTAAAACAGCTAAACCCCAAAGTTTCACATCAAACGCTTTTAAAGCACTCTTGTTTTCAGTTAGCTTTTCTTCAATGCGTTGATAACGAAGATTACACTCCGCTTCATGCTTTTCTAATTTACTTAGAACATCTACGACTTTCATTCTTTCGTTACCACGCTTTGCAAGACCAGTATCTGGCACTAAATTTATCTTTTGCGGTGTCACACGAGTGACGCGCTCTAAAATTTTTTCTACGTCCCGGTTGATCTTTTTTGATGGACATTTTTGAGTCCCCAAACCGAACAAGTTTAATTTCAGAGCCTTTTTTGGCCAAAACCGCACTTTTCTTTGATTTTCCGGGAGTTCGCTTGGGTTTATTATATCCTGCAAAGGTTTCACCCCTATATTTTATACGACCCGACGGGGTTCTAGTTACGTTTTTAGTTGTGGCCATGTTTTACCTAACTGTAAAAAACCGTCACAGAAGTACACGCTGTGAAAGCTGAGATATAAATATCACTTACACGCATACCTTCGTCGGGTATGTTTACCGAATGAGTGTCTGACGCATCTAAATCCATATCCAAAACAGTTGCGCCGCCACTACCATTAGTAATGGTGAGGCGGGGACTTCCCGTTGTGGTTTTCACTTGGATTTGTCTAATGCGCGCAGGACCCACAGCCGCAGACCCTGTTCCCGTCAATCTTTTTGTTCTTACATCAGAACCTGCCATGATTTATTCCTTTTCTTTCGCGGGACGCCCGCGTTTTTTCTTTACAGGGGCATCCTCCCACGCCTCATTAATATCAGGAGTGGAGGGATCATCTGCTTTGAGAGTTCCGTTTTTATTACGAGCGCGAACTTGAGCGGGCTTGATTCCTCGAGCCGCTAGTTCTTCTTCGGTGGGAGGTGCAAATCTACTCATAGATCACCTCTTATGACGCTGCTATTGTGCCGCCTGTGTCAGAACGCTTCCAGTTTGTTCCGTCAGAGAAAGCCAAGATTGCAGAACCGCCTGCGCCATTTGAAACAAATACAACAGTACCTGCGCCAGCGGCTGAAGCTGAAGGTGCGTTTGCTACGGTGTAAGTTGGGACGACGATGTCGCCGATAAAGCCAGCAGTTGAAGTCACTGGACCTGAAAATGTAGTCGATGCCATTTTAATACCCTTTGCATAAGGATTCGCCTTGTAGTCTATGCAACGTCAGGAGGGCGGGTACCTGTCTACAAAGCTAATATGTTGCCCTAGAAAAACTATAGACCAAAATAAAACAAAAAGAAAGAGGCCTTTCGCAAGGCCTCTTTCGTAAGACAGAATGAGGATTCCGTTCTTATGCTGCGCCGGGTGTTCCGTAAACGCTACGCCAATCGGATACACCGAAAGAATAACGCTCACGCGCTTTAAAGCGCATGTTACCCGTGTCAAAGTCTCCTTCCATTGCCGTTTTAATTGGCGAACGGTTGAAGTATTTGAAACCATTTGGTGCATCAGTTTTGATGAAGAACGCGTCTGAGTCTGTTAAGAAGTGGTTTACAACCGCTCCTTCTGGAATCATACCCATGTTTTTCATCGCATTGTTGTCGTTGTCCGCAGTACCTGAACGTAGGTTTGAGTTGATAACCCGCTCTGCAATGAATTGCAGTTCTTTTGGGATAATCAATTTCATACCACGTACAGCAATCTTTAGACCACGCTCATCAGTTAAACCAGCAATATCGATTAACATCTGCTCTAACGAAGTTTCGTTAAGGTCGGCAGCAACTGCCAAGACGTTAGTCTGATTACCAGAAAGTGATGGGTGTGCCGCTGAACAAAGCGCTGCACCGTCGCCGATCGCAGAAGCACCTGCCGTGAACGCATTGTTCAAGATAGAAGCCGCTTTGATTTGCTTTGTCTGAGCCATAGAACGAGCCAGAGCTTTAGTGTAGCGAGATGCTAAACGATCATAAAGGTTGTCTTCGACAGCCTCCTCAGTGATCGAAAACGCCAACGCAATAGTTTCGTGAGTGTAACGAGCAGTATATGTTTCTTGTGCATCGTCATAAGTAAGGGCACCGCCCTCGCTTTTAACTGGTGCAGTTGAAAAACCACCGAGCATGACTTCTTCTTCGAATGCTCGATCTGAGCTTTCTTCTTCAAAGATTTCACCATGTTCGTTTTCGTAACGATTGTATTCAAGGCCGAACAAGGCGTTAAGGCCGGGTTCTAGCTCTTTCGCTAATTGTGCGCGAGAAATAGCCATTTATTAAGCCCTCCTTATAGACCAGTTGATGTCGCGGTAGTCTGCGAATCAAAACGGCTGGTTGGTGCATTGTAATGAGCGTTCAATCGGACGATTAACGGGATACCAGCGGCTGCGTAGTCACTGTTTCCTGCGTCATCCATGATGCCAACAATACGCAACGGCAAAGTAGCCGTTACCGCAATAGTAGACACGCCCAAAGCGGAATTGGAACTACCTGTATCAGTAGAACCTGTGCGTGCAGATGTTCCTAACGACGCGTTTGCAAATACATGCGCAAGAGCCGTTGCACGGTTAGTCAATGTCGCGTCAGACGCTACTTTGAATAACTGATTTGGGTTATCTGCTACAAACGCCTTTACAGGGTGGTTTGTATCAACACTTACTGATCCGGAACCGGGCCAGTAATTAATGAAGACTGGTTTCTTTGAAACCGAATCAACGTACTCAACGCCCATCAGGACACCTAATGCTTGCGTAGTACCACCATTAGTAGCACCTGCTTGATCAATAACACCAGCGCTCGTAGGAACGCAGATAGAGTATTGAAAAATAGCATTTGTGTTGTTGGAAGCGATTTCATACTGGGTTACGCCAGTAGTATTAGCCGCAGCGCCAACTAGCCCGATAGGACGAAGACCATAGGCAGTATTAGAATTTGCCATAAGATATTACTCCTATTGAGGTAGCCCTATTTCTTGGGGCCACCGAAGGTTACACGAGATTGACGATCAGGTTTAGCGATCGTCATGGTTGAATGTGCATTCTCACGCATCATGTCGTGATCGACAGCTTGCATCTGATCCATATTTCTTTTTGAGAAATATTCAGTTCGTTCTGCAATTGTTTCGACCGGAATACGAGCGAGAAGCAGTCCGCCAACTCCAAACACACCTTCATGTTTACCTGATTCAACGACAGGGGATTCAAAGTCAGGGTATTCATCCTTACGAACAAGTTCCCAACCTTCCCTCATTTTTGCACTAATGTTCTTCGTATCATCAAAGCCACGCGTTTCGGCGCGTATCCAACGATGCTTAAATCCATCAGGGGCAGGTGGTGCGTCTAGCATAGACGGTGGAGCCCAAGGCTTACGAACAGCCTGTTTCTCCCGGGTTTGGTTAGCGCGAGAAGTACGGTTGATTGCCGAACCACTTTTTTGATTGTTTTCATCAGTCATTTTATTACTCCTTCACGTATTTCGCATATTCTTCTAGCGGCACACCCAATTTCTTCGCTATTGCGACTTGGCTCGGGGTGAGACGAACCTTTTTCCCACTGCGCCCAGTTGGTGTTCTTGATGCGCCAACAACCGTCTGAGCGGGCCGTTTGTTCGCGGTATTTCCGGCATTTACGAACTTACTCGAAATGCGACGGTCAAGCTCAGTATAGTATTCATCGGTCGTCGGGTCAAACCCTTCTTCTTCAACGAGCTTTTTATGTATGCCAAAGGCCGCGTAAGTCATGGCCTCGTCTTGACCAAACCAACTATTTTTCATAGCCCAAGTCTCTGCTTTAGGGTCAGGGCGTTTAGGGGCGGCAGGAGCAGGCTGTTGAGGTGCCGCTTGTTGTGGCTCCTCTTTTTGCTGGGCTACGCGCTCTTGTTGCGCTTTAGCTTGATTTGCACGATCTTGCTGAATAGCTAAGTTTGTGAGGGTACGTTGAGCTTCAACAGTAGCCTTACTGTCCCCCATCTCCATCGCACGAGCCAGTGTGTTTTCGGCCTGTTCAATCTGAGTGTTGACGCGGCTAGTGTACTCGTTGACGTAGTTTGTGTCCAAGCTGGACATTCTCTGTTTCAACGTTTGAGCCTCACTTTGAACAGCTTGAGCGTACTTAATCGCTTCTTGTTCACGACGCTCTGCTTCGCGCATTTTTTTGGTTAAACGGTCGATCCTTTTCTGTGTGGACGTCTCTGCTTTAGCAAATTGATCCTCCGATCCACTGTCTTCTGACGCGGATGTCTCTTCCTGTTCAACCTCGATTTCAGTTTCTTGGTTATCACCAACGTCTAATTCGACTTGGTTTTCTTCATTATCAGCCATATCTTACCTCGTTTATAAATGCTGTATGTCTTCAGGGTCCAAAATAGTCGCAAGTATCTCATCGTCATTGAGAATGCGGACTTCTCCCCCATCGATTTGTAGGCGTGAGCCAGCATAGCGGGCAAATAATACCCACTGCTTCTCCTCGCACCACGCGCCTTCAGGGAATTTATCACGGTCTTTGTAAGCAAGAGGACCGACTTTAAGAACATAACCCACCTGTGTGGAAATCTGACTTTTCTCTTGGACTTCGTGCGGTATAAATATACCACCCGCGGTCTTTGCCTTACCCTGATAAGGTAAGATGAGAATACGCCATCCAGTAGGGGCGGGCATTCTTTCCAGAAGACTTGCGTCTAATGCTTCTGGGTTTAAACGGGGATTTTCGACGTAAGCGTCGGCAAGATTAGCTTTTTCAGTTTTTGCATTTGCCTCTGTAATAGCGGCCACACCTTCGGCGGCGGCGGACAAATCAATTTTATTAGACTGTTCAGTCATTGGATCGCTCCTGTTTATCTAGCAGGCCCTTGAGTTCCTGTTCCACGTGATTTAGGCATTCCATGTTGCCCATAAGCTCACGATATTGCTCCATTGATTTGACATTTCCGTAGATCATCAAATCCGTAACCCCTTGCCGTCTTTCTCTCAAGATACGAAAAACAGCCTCGGCTACATAAATCTCATCCATTCCCACCTCTTATATTATCGAATAATGTACTATATTATCCTAGCACAACTTATATGAGATATGCTAGGACTATCTGTATATTTATGCGATTTATTAAGAAGCTTTCAACCATTCGTATATTTTATTGGTTTCCTTAGTACGGTGGTCTAGTCCAGTGTAACCACCGTTAATACGCTTAGTCAGTCTTTTTATAGTGTCGTCATTCACACCTTCATCACATATTTTCCACAGTTTGTTTGAGTCAAAAAACCAAATAGCGGTTTCCATTGCATAGTCTTCCTCAAGAAGAGAAGGGTCTGTCATGACTTCAGGTAATCGCATATCAGAAGCAAAAGCTCGAACGTTGTTATACCCGGTGAGTTGTAAAAATCCGCGACCGATCCATTTGTGCCCTTCGTTTTCGGGAATACCCATGCGGCCACTATAAACCTTATCAGCAAGCGCTTTAGCATTACGCTCGTAAGGCTTTGCGCTCTCCACCGTAGGAAAACGACTAGGCCAGACTTTCATCATAGCCTCTACGCTGTAGTTTAAATTTTCACGCGTGTACCTAAAAGTTCCGCTTTCATGAACAACCTGACCCAGAATATGAGCGCCACGTTCAGGCGTCCACTCATAGTGAGAAGCAATTCCTCTAGCTGTATTAGGGCCGAAACTACCGTCAGGTGTACACCCGCACTTTTCCTGCAAAAGCTTTAATGCATTACTCATTTCTTAAAGCCTTTCATAGTACGGATACCAAAGCTGGCAGCTATACTTGCGTACATAGCCCATTGAAACCACTGCGGAGCGGCATCAAGGTTAGCAAAGCCTTCTTTCATAAACGGTTGTAAGGGCGGTACAAACGAACACGCTACGATTGCAATAAAGCACACTGTCCACGCCTCGTCTTTCCAAGAGTTGTTGCTGGCCTGAATTGCTGCTTGCTCCCAGCTAATTTCCCCCGTAGCAATTTTCATCTTAGTTTCAGCTTCAGCCTTTTTAACTACGGCTTTAGAATCGATAACAGCACCGGCTAAATCCGCTACTTTACCTAATAAACCTAATCCCATCATTCTTTTTTTCCTTTCGCAAATGCGTTGGCTCCAAAAAACACGCTGACTATACCAGCTACTGACACAAAGTAAATCGAAGCCATAGCCCCAAGTATCTTTGCGGCCTCAATCAAAGAGAAAACATCGGCTAAAATAACCGCAAAAGGGTAAAGTAGCATTCCTGAGAGGGCAAACCACGTCATACGTCTTTGCGCATCTCTTTGACTGTCCTCGTCCTCAAGACGTCTTTTACGGTCTTCATATTCGAGCGCGTCCCACTCAGCTTTGTCTATGCTTCCGTCCCCATTGACATCAAATTTTTTAAATTCATCCATGCTTGTTTCTCCTAGTCCGAAAGAGGGTTATCCAATGCCCTCTGTAATTTATCCATTAATTTGTCTTCTAAGTCTTTCATCTCAGCATCTTGATTTGATCGCAATCGTTCACGTTGTGCTTCGAAGCGAACCTCTGCGTTGTCGATCATAGTGCGGACTTTGTCCTCAGACTCACGTACCATGTCCTCCACACGATCCGTTTGCTTTTCAATGCTCAATATGTCCGAACGTAATCCGTTCTTAATGTCACGACTATATTCTACGGATTCTTCTACCTTTTCCGCAATGCCCGTGACTTTTGCATCCATAACATCCATCGCTTGTTGATAAGCTCCAAGGTCTAGCCCCGCGACCTCCTCGATCTTTTGGTACATCACAAACCCACCGTATAGCCCACCTACAACTGTAGATAAGAATGCAAGTATAGCCATAATTGACCCAAAAGATAACTTCATACCGCCTGTCTTAAACTCACGATCTGCAAGCCCATCAATGTTATCTGCTATCTTGGTAGTATCCATTAGTTTTCAAACTCCATCTCACCGCCCGCATTTTGTAAGTTCCTCAGTGCTTCTATCTCATCGCGTAGCTTTTGTATCTCTAGTCTGCGTTGCGCCAACTCTATCTGATAGAGGTCATCACAGTTAATGCGGGCTTTGGGTTTATCCAAAGGTATAACAATACGTGCGTATACGCCTATATCTTTGCCCCGACTATTAGTATTTAACCCTGATAGTACGCCTGTTACCCCGTACTCTAAGTTCACACCGCCACCTACAGCGTTACTGCACCGCGTATTGCCTGTAGAAAAAGAGTCCGACTGGTAGTTCATTGGCGGGCTGGGTAATGCAAGCGAAAGAGAGCTACTGTCTGCTACAACAGAACTAGATAATAAACAAAGGGCTACTATTAATCTCATGCAGGCTCACCATCTAGCCTTGAGCATATCCTAGAAGAAACAAGAGTTCTGGACTGGTTAGTCTTCCTTACCTTTGACGTTGTGCATAGATACACAGCTTCAGGCATATCTCTTTTTCTTATGTACACATCAAAAGCTTTATGTTCTTTGTACTCAACTTTCATAATTCTATATGTTGTAGAAAAAGGAATGTTCATCCAGTTTAAATCAAACAAATCAATCTGATAATATTTTATCTCTTCCCTAGAATTAAATAGAGACATTTCTACTTTAACTACATTTTTAATGTGAGTTGTTTTTACTTCGGGATAAGCAGGCGTCATTTCGTGCGCAGACGCACCAAAAGTAACTAGCGAGCCTATCGTAATTATCCTACTTAGCAATGCAGGTTGCCTGTACGACGGCCGTATAAGTGCCTCCCGGTAACGGTTTAGCTGAACCATAAGTCGCACTGGATGCAGTGCTAAACCAAGTAGACCCTGCAAGCGTAAGGTTAAAGTTTGTAGTATTGCCAACTACTGTCTTAGCGGCTTCGTAGGCTGACATGCCAGAAACAGATGTTTGTGTAACACTTGTACTACCTGTCCATGCTAATGTATCTGTCAGAGAAGGTGACGAGCTAAACGACGTTGGGTGTGTTATACTAGCTATATAAGCATCAGCGATCGAAACGTCATACCTCATTACAGGTAGTACACCACCGTCAGCGGGAGTGGTGCTTAGTTTGCTGGCAATCGGGTTGCCGTATGAACCCGCTTTAGTTGTTTGAATAACACATTTAGCTTCTACGCTACCTGTAATTTCGACGTTAGCTAATGCAGGAAATGCAACCAACGAAAGTATTGCTATAGAATATTT